TGCTGTTGTATATTGAAAATTCCCATTTAAGTGCTGCTGGTGAAACTTGTTGATCGAATCGGCTTGCATCTAACATGAGCGCTGCTGGGTGCGCATATTGTTGCCACAATTCATTTATGTATTCCCCTCTGTCAAATGGATTCATATTTTTAAGTACGACATATTTTTGATTATATAATGAAGATATAGATTTATATATTATTGGCTCTATTGGCTTAATATAGCGACCTAGAGATACATGGTATCTCGGATTCCGTGGGTGAATTATCCTAGGCACTGGATTGTTATTAGCAGTAAAGTTTATTTTCTCTATCTTTACAAAAGAAACTATACGCGCATCAAAGTCGTTTAAAGTGTTAACCTCTAATGATTTAAATGCCTTCTCGTAACTTATCAGTTTTCGGCCGGTATAATATGAAAGAAATTGTCTTTCATTCATTGGGGCGGAATGAGGAAGGTGTTTTAAAAGATAGTTTTTAACATTTTTTAGCTGATTATTAAAATACACATCGGTTGGTCTTGGTGGTGGTTTAAACCCTCCCTTTCCATCTGATACGTAAAACACTCTTTCGCGTATAGCTCTATCCAGATTAGCTATAGTACTACTAAAAGGACGATAGTTCACGTGTGGGTACAACCACGTAAACTTGTAACACTGATCGTCCTTATCGGGGTTTCCTATCCTTGGCCTCACGACCATTGATTTATGTGCTGGTGCTTTTGATTTAGTGCCTTTACAACATGAAACCAAGGAAGGACCCCCCTAATCTGCTTTTTCATACCCCAACCCGTCATTGTGGAGACCAAACATATTTATTTTGTTTGCTACTTTCCTCCACACGGATTGGGGGGCTCTATTGGCCTTTTTCATTTTCTCTATCCTAGTCTGTACATGCAGATGTTTCCTCAACAACCTATCATTGATTTGCATATCACTTGGAACAAACGCTAGGTCGGTTGCCCTCTCTATAGTTTGTTCTATGTGAGTATGTCTAAAATTTAGTTTTGTCATATTGTCAAATAGGTAATTACGCACAACCATACGGTTTGCATCGCTCGTAGCCATCGCATAACCACAGGAGTACTTTGCCTTAGCCATTGCTATTAATGCTGTTGTAGTCGCTGCTTTATGGAAACCTTGTGGTCGTGTTACGTAGATTGTCTTCTTATTTACAATTTTCTTTTCTTTAACAGTGAGATCTGTTAATTCACAAGAAATTGCACTAAGATCAGTACTTTCA